GGAACGCATAGGCATAGGAGCACTATCTTGCCCATTGAATCGACTTCGTCGTCCACTACCGCGCAGGCCTGGCATCAACGCCAGTACCATGCTGTGGTTTTCAGAGATGGGGCGTGGCGGTGTGATACCGCTATGACCTTTGATCCGAAAGTGAACGATGGGGTTGTGACAGTGTCCAGCAAGACCAAATCGCGGAATTGGGTTCGCTCAAGTCCGTGGCCTGTGCCTATTGGTCAGTTTGCCCCTGTAAACCCATACGGCGTTACACGCACCTGGACGACAAATCCAGTTGCAAGCTGGGACAGGACTACCAAAGAAGTAGGTAGTACCTGTTACAGCCGTACCGACTATGTGGGTTCGCTGGGAACGGTAACCGACGGTGCGGCCAATACTGGCCCGCCGCCCGTTGACGGGAAGCGTGAAACTTTCCTCAATGACCGTGCTATGTTGGCTTTTCTCCTTAAAGCGAAGGACCAAAAGTCCCAAATCGCTGTTAGTTTGGTGGAAGGTCGACAGACTGTAAACATGATCGCGAGTGCCGCTCGAGATATTGCGGGCCTGCGTCGACGTTGGCTTTCAAAGCAGCCTAGACGAACCCGTGGTAACGAAAGGCGGTTGCATTCCTCGTGGCTGGAGTACCGCTACGGGTGGATGCCCCTGTACTACGATGCCTATGGTATTGCCAAGCATCTTAGTGACCTCTCGACGTCCCAGGACACCTGGCCCGTAAGGGCTTCGGCGACTTGGGATAGCGATGTTACTACGGCGCAGGACTGGAATGGCTTTCTCTGGAAAGGGAAAGTCTTCATCCGGACTACTCATCGATACAAATCGATGGTTGGCGGCTTTATTACTGTAGATCGTCGTGTGGATAGGGAATTGGTGCGGGCCGGTCTGACTAACCCGTTGGAATTAGCTTGGGAGGTTCTACCCTACAGCTTCGTCGTCGACTGGTTTATTAAAGTCGGCGATTACGTTGAAGGAATGACCGCCCTTACAGGCGTTTCAGCGCACCATTGTTGGGCCTCTTCTTGCACCGATAGAGCTGAAGCAAAAAGTGTGGGTAAAACCACGTTCCCTGATGACCTCACGATACATGGCGGTGGTGCAGTCTCCTCGCGGAGACAAGACTACTCCAGGTGGAGTGTGGTTCCTTCGCTTCTTAGCGTCAACCTAACCTCACTCATTGACTTCGACCTGCAAAAACAGAGTTGGAGGCACTGGGTGGACGCGGGCGCGCTTTTGAAAGCGGCTTTTAGAGAAAGGTAATTCTCACAATGGCAGCGATTGCCGCTATCAGTCTCAAGAACTATGCAGCCGCCGAACAAACTTACAGTCCGG